GCCTGACATTGGGGAGGAAGAGGAATGAATACGGACCAAGACACGAAATCTACCGAGAGGCTCGAAAAGATTTGCAAGAGGCTCGACAGGGTCTGCACAATAATCCTGACGGAGCCATCGACGCAGATGAGGCCAAATTTGCAACAGAGATTACAGGAGCTGAGCTCGCTGCTCGATTTAATGAAATACGCAATAGCCGATCTCCAGAAGCGCGACTAAAGGCAAATTTGCAATTCGCCACGACGAAGCACGAAAGATACGAGATCACGTACGGTCACGTCTTGATGGAGTTCGAGAAGCTACAGCATAAGCTAGGTAAGCGTGGCCCGCTTCCACCCAAAGAGCGCAAGGAGCCGCACACGTCTACAGCCTCAAGCCCAAGCACGATACTAAGCCCGAGCGCGCGAGTGTTAGCCGCAAAACGCAAGGAATACGGGGCGAAGCAGGGCCTCAAGTTGCTGAAGCTAATACCGTCGCACGACGGCTATACGGCAGCGGAATTGGCCCCGCTGATCGACGAGAGCGTGCAGCGCGTGTCAAACTATCTCGACCGGCTGTTTAACGAGGGATCGCTGTATCGGGTGCGGATGTTGGTCACGATTAAAGACAAGAATAAGCGGCAATGGCGGTGGGTCTACAGCAAGTCGCCGATCGAGACAGATTACAAGTGGGATTGATCGTTAAAAGACACCGGGAGATTACTTAAATATATTTTAGAGAGCCAAGTAATGCTCCGGTGTTACTTGGCTACTGATCAATCAAACGACGATAAAACTTTGTCCATAGTTTTCTCGCTAAAATCCTCGAAGCGAATATGTGTCGAGGACGGCCGAATTATTGAGTCGTCGCCACGGCACCAGAATATCTTCTCAAAGCCATTCTCCAGATCTATGGAGACAAAGGCATAGATATCCGACCTATTTCGTCCATAAGCCATTTTCGTATAGAACTGATAGCAGTGGAAGCGACGGTATGTCGACGTCTTAACCTGCAGCGTCAGCAGTTTCTGTGTATCCGTCTGTATATACGCGTCGTGCATCGCAGCCTGCGCGAGCGTTGCAGTGTGGCCCGCAAGACTAAGGCGGGCCATCGCCATGTATTCGCCGGCGCGACCCGCTCCGTGGCTGGCCTTCTGGTCTTGCCTATTGGGCAACCGCCAGCCACCTGTGTGCTTCAAACGTCTTCTCGGCCCTATCTGCCAGCCCGTGATATCCGCCGTTGACCCTCTTGCTGATCTTCTTAATCATGGGATCGGATACGCCTGCGTCCGCCATCTCGAACAATCCGTTTTGCTCGAAAAACCAAATCGCCGTCTCCATGGCGTACTCGCTGGCGACTAGCTCTGGGTCTGTCATCACGTCCGGCAGCCCCATGTCCGACGCGAATTTGCGATACGAAAATTTGCCGGTGAGCTGTAAAAATCCGCGCCCAGCGAATAGGCTACCGTCGCCACTCGCCTCGTCTCCATTGCCCATGCGATTGGAGTAGACATTGTTGGCCAGCTTGGCCGGGTTCTTGGAGTAGGGCTTGGCGCTCTCGACCGTCGGGAAGCGAGACGGCCACACGGCCATAATCCGCTCGGGCGTGCTGTAGTAGAGCCCCTCCGTCGTTCTCGTAAAGCCCGCACTCTCGTGGGCGCACTGGCCAAGTAGGTGGGCGCCGCGCTCCGGTGACAAGTTGTAATATTTGGCAATGGCACGAGCCGTGTTCTGCCCAAACGCCCCATCAGCACCAACGCCAATTTTGGTTTGCAAGTTTTTCATTGCTTCGTTCATGTCATTTCTTCCCGAAAAATTTAGTTGCAGACCTAACGCCAAAGCTGGCGCTTACGATTACGCCAAGCGTATATTGATACCAACTGGGCATGACATCTAGCGCGGCAAAACCTTGGGCGACGATAACGCGGCCCCATTCTCCAAAGAACGCTAAGATTAGTGGTACAGAAAACAGTACGGTTAGCCACTCATCTTTCCAGCTATCGCGCGAACCTTCCGCCATGACCTTTTCCCAGTCAGCTTCAGATGTCGCTTGAGACAGCATGATCTGGGCTTGAGCTTCAGCTTTCGCAACCTTTGCTTTAGTTTCGGCGGCCTTCTGCTCCATTTTACCACTGACAATGCTCCCGACTATTTTTGTAATTGGACCGAATAATGCTTGTATCATTTTGATTGCTCCTTACCCATCCAGATGCCGAAACTTCCCGTGAAAGCCCCGGTTACGACTGATATTAGACCCGCCTGTGATACTGACAAGTCCGGTTGCGATAGCGCCCACTCTAGGCAGCGGATATACATAATGGTTGTCACCAGCATCATCAGACGCGGTAAAACTTTCCATTCGTCTAATTTTGTTGACATCACCATTTCCCTTGCTGTTGACCGATCATGTACATAACCATTCCTAACCCAAAAACACCCGCAAGGACTATTAGCCCACCAAAAAACCAAGTAATCAAAGCCTGCTTCAGTTCTGCGCGGCGATAGGCAGTCTTCTTTCTTTGGGCGCGTACTTTCCTGAGCGTGTCTTTATACTCCTGGAGACCGTCCATCCCATAACTAAACTGCACAAGAGTCTCGACCTCTTTCCGCAGAGCCTGCATCTTCTTGTGTGCTGAGAACGCATCGATAGCTTGCTGCTCTGCTGAACCAGTTAAAGTCGCGAAAATGCCGGGGTTCTTGGCCTTATCCGCCGCATAATTCACATCGGAAACCGCGCCAGCAAATTTAGATAGGGCAGAGGAAGCATCACGGCCTGCAAGCATCAAAGACTTTATGTTGCTAACGGCACTGGCCGCGATTGATATGGCTGTGATTGGATCAATCATGCAAACACAATCCTTGTGGGGCAGATATATGTTGGGGACACGCGGTACACTTTATCGTAAAAGCTACCGTTCTTTTTGCCACCGCAATCGTAGTAACAATATTTGGACAGTTGGTTCGTGCCATCGACCCAAGTGTGGCCCCACGACAAAAAGACCAGAGCGCAAATCACTTGCGAATGCCGTTTTCTAGGATGCGGTCGATCTTGGCGTCGAGGCCATCGAGGCGGTTCATTACGCGGTCCATTTGCGCGAGGCTGTCCGACTTGGTGATGTATTCTTCGCGTGTCTTGTTGATTAATATCTGCAATCGAGTTATCTCACCGGTCCAAGATTTTACCCAGAAGCCGATCGCGGTGACAATAATAGACAGTAGGGCGCTCCACATAACATCCGGTTCCATTGGCATTCCTCTATTAGTGTCTCATTTTACCACACCGTAAACAAAATTAAAACATTTGCAGGGGGCTTGTGTCTACCCACACACGCTGTTAACAATGCGTTGCAACAGGAGGGCATCATGTCACAAGAATTGAAGCAAATCGGGCCACGGATACGCGAAGACGTCGCCGTGACGCTAAAAGAACACAGCCGAAACACGCGTATGAGCGTGTCATTGCTGGTCGAGATGGCCGTCATCGCAATGCTGGAAGAGGCGGGGCATGACATTGATCACGATTGGAATTGATCCCGGCTACCGCACCGGCGGCGTGGCGCTAATCGGCGAAGACTGGGCGGAGGTCCACGACATGCCGATTTATTCGGAGGGCGGCGTGGACGTGGCGGCGCTGATGGATATCATCAACAGCGCCGGTCCAGTCGGCCACATATTTATCGAGAAACAGCAGGCCATGCCGAAGCAGGGCGTCGTCTCAGTATTCAAGTTGGGTTTCGGCTACGCGCAGGCGTTGACCACCGTCGCGCTGTCTGGGCACCCGTACACCGAGGTGCGTCCCGCGCTGTGGAAGAAGTCAATGAACTTGCCGAAGGACAAGGACAGCGCTAGGCGATTGGCGCAGCAATGGTTCCCGCAACTAAGTGAAAAGATGCGGCGGAAGAAGGACGAACACCGTGCGGAGGCGCTATTAATTGCCGCCTACGGCTCGTATGGGAAGGGGAAGCACAATGATAAACTTTGACATGACTAACGAGGAATACCACGCGCACACCGACGTGCTGTCAGCGTCGGGCACCAAGACAATCGCGTTCGATGACTTGGCCACATTCAAGTACGCCGAGCGCAAGGAGAGCGCCACGTTCGACGTGGGCACGGCCACACACACCCTCGTGCTACAGCCGGAGCTGGCCGACACGATATGGATGGGCGCGGCGGATCGGCGCGGATTGGCGTGGAAGAAGACCAAGCTCGAGGCGGAGGAGGCGGGCGCACTACTGCTCACCGAGGGCGACTACCTACTGGCACACGACATGGCGGAGGCCGTGCGCGCAAACCGGGCGGCGGCCGAGCTGCTCAGCGGTGACTTGGTGTGTGAGGCGTCAGTGTTTGCCAAGCACGAGCGCACCGGCATCGAAATCCGCTGCCGTCCAGACGGCTGGCGCCGGGACATTGGGGCGTTGATAGACCTCAAGACAACTATCACCAGTGACCCCGCAGGGTTCGCCAAGCAGTGCGCCAATTTTGGCTACCACGTTCAAGATCAACATTATCGTATGACAATGGAGGCAGCCGGTTTCGAGATCGACCGCTTCGTATTCATTGCGGTGCAAAAGTCAAAGCCCCACCGCGTTGGGGTCTACGAATTGGATCACGACAGCCTCGTCGAGGGACGAGCTGCGTGCCAATACGCCTTCGAGAAATTCGCGATGGCACAATCAACGGGTGAGTGGGGCTACAATTTTGGTGACTTACAAACGATCCAGATCCCGCGCTATTCATTTACATTCAGCCAAATCGGCTAGGCAATCAACGTCAGGAGACACACATGCCAATATCATTCGGAAGCTCAGAGGGTTCTGGAAACTCATTGTTTATTCGTGCAAACCTACCACAGAACCGGTGGTGGGTGAAGACTGAAGCGGGAGACGAGACCATCGATATGTCTCGTGGCTTCGCAATGGACATTAAAAACGTCACATTCGGCTGGCTACATATCGACATCGGCGTGCGGGACTGGCAGCCGTGGCCGTCACCGTCGCAGCAAATTGCGCGACCAAGTGAAAACCACAAGCAGGGCTTCGAGGTAAACTGCTGGCTCAGCGACGGCCGCGACGCGTCATTCAGTGGCAACTCGTACGGCTTGGGCCAGTTTATCGCCAAGCTGTACAACAAGGCGGAGGAGGCGCCGGAATTTGCTGACAAGCTGCCGGTGGTGCAAGTGACCGGCTCGACGCCGGTCGTGATCGGAAAGGGGACCAGCTACGATGTGGGTTTCAACATCCGCACTTGGATCGACAAGCCGGAGAACGGCGCCGAGCACCCCGCAGCGGCAGCGGCACCCGTAATGTCTCCAACACCAGCGGCACCAGCAGCGGACACAGAGTTCGGCTTCTAAACACAAAACAAGATGCCGCCCGCTACGGTGGGCGGCGCAACTAACAAAGGGGTGGGACCAATGAGTGAGAGATATTTTGACAAGGTAGCGGAGAGCGCCGTGACCGACGTGGCCACGGCAATCAAGGGAAGCCGCAACGAGATTTTAAACAAGGCCGCATTCAGCTTGGGGCGTCACGCCCACATGGCGCCGGCCAACTTAGACAGCGCAATTGCGCAGCTACACTCGGCGGCCAAGACGCTGGGCCTACAAGACCACGAGATCAAGGCGACGATCGGCTCCGGCTTTAAGCGCGGCGGCGACAGCCCGAAGGAGCTCGATAACGCCGACGCGATGCCCTACACGCCATCCGAGTTTGAGCGACTAATGGGTCGACTGGCCGCCAAGGAAATGCTGGTCAGAGACGACGAAAGCCGCAACGACAAGATGAAGAAGGCCCGAGACATCTGGGACCGTGGGGTCACAATCAGCCGCGACACCATAGACGCGGTGCGTCCCGCGCTACTCTACCTGAACAGTCGGGGCCTGAGAGCCAATACAGCGTCACACTCGGCGCGGTTTAGCCCGAATATATATGACGGGCCCGCAATCATGTTCCCGGCGATGGACACAGACGGGAACGTCTGCGGCGTGCAGTCGGTGCTGCTGACCCCGGAGGGCAAGAAGCGAGAGCACAACGGCATTACAAAATACAGTAGGGGCGTCATTTCTGGAAATGTAATGCGGATTGGCAATGAGCATGAGGGCGGCGTCATCATCATTACCGAGGGCCCAGAGGACGCGCTCAGCGTGTATCAGGCCGTCGGAGACGAGGCGACAATCGTGTGCACGTTTGGCAAGGCCGGCATGTCCACATATCCCGTGCCGCGTGCGTCCGACGTGACGATCTGCGCCGACCCAGATTTAGACGTGGAGGCGGTGGCAGACGTGCTGAGAGGTGACGGCAGCACCGACGTGCACGTCGTGCGATTTGACTTGCAGGGCGTCGAGGGCGTCAAGGATGCCAACGACTTCCTGCGTGAGACGTCCGCCGAAAAATTGCGTGAAGTTCTGGCGTCGGCTCGGCCAGTCGCGGTCGTGCAGGCGGAGATTGCCAGCCTCGAGCGCAGCTACCCGACGCCATACGATCCAGTCGACCCGGCAAGCATACCGGCGCGGCGATGGATCTATGGCCAGCACTACATCCGCTCCAACGTGTCAGTGTTGGCGTCAGCCGGCGGCGTGGGCAAGACGTCCATGCAAATCGTCGAGGCGCTGGCAATTTGCACTGGCCGGCCGCTGCTCGGTGAGATCGTGCACGAGACGTGCAACGTGTGGATCGTCAACCTAGAAGACCCGCTTGAGGAGCTACAGAGGCGTGTGGCGGCGGCCATGATGCACTACAAGGTCACGGCCGACGAAATCCGTGGCAAGTTATTCTTGGATGCGGGCCGCGACATAAACATAATATTCGCCAGACAGGACCGCGACGGCATCACCGTCGACGACGCGCTGGTCGACTACCTGACGGCCAAGATCATCGAGAACCGCATAGGTCTGGTCTCGATTGACCCGTGGGTCGCGGCTACTGGCATCAACGAGAACGACAACGTCGCAATGAACGCTGCAGTCGGGGCCGTGCGCGCCGTGTGTGACGTCACAGACTGTGCGGCGTCACTCGTGCACCACATCCGCAAGGGCAACGGCCAGGACGCCGACGTCGACAGCATACGTGGGGCCGGGAGCCTGCTCTCGGCAGCCCGGGCGGCGCGCGTCATCAATCGTGTATCACAGGATGATGCACTCAAGCTCGGCGTGTCCGAGACCGAGGCGTTAGGCATATTCCGGGT